TAGTATTTCCATAAGCATCTTTTCAGGTTTATTAGGAGTTTTATTAAAAGCTTCAAAAGATCTTTTTGCAAATTGAGGGTCTTGCCAGAGCTTTTTATGTGCTTTACTTATCTTAGATTTAGTTTCCTCAGAAAGGGGCTTGTCTAGATTTGCTTCCCTTAGCTTTTGCTTAGTCTCACTAGAACGATGCTTGCCAAACCAAGGACTATTCTCTCCAGCTTTTGCTATACTAAGCTTTTTCCTAGTTTCCTTAGTAGGATGCTTACCTAGATTTGCTTTCCCTATCTTAGCTTTAGTTTCCATAGAATGATGTGATCCTCTAGGCCATCCCATTCTTATTCATTCTCCTTTATTTGAAACTGTCCACCAAAAACTTTCCCCCAATTTTCACCATTTTCCCCAAGCTCTTGCTTGAGAACTGATTGTAATCAAATTTAGGAATGCTATACCAGATTTTCGAGTGCAACCGCCTAACAGCGAAACCTGTGAGAAGGGCCTTCCAGTATGGGCTTGCCGCCGCAGCTGAATTTACTATATCGTCTCCTTTGTGCTTACCATGCGTTTTTTCAGTTACAGTAGAAAATACAAATGCTGTTTTAGATTTAACCTTATATCTAAAGCTGCTAGCCAAATCATTTGAAAATATTAAGGATATGTCTGGACCCCCATGTTTAGCCTTCCATTTGGCGTACACAGGAGCATTCTTACGAATAGGCATTGGATCGCCTCCACCATGAATTTGATCCTCTACGATATTCTTAATGCCTATTTTCCCAAAAGCATCTAGAACTGGTTTTTGCTTTCCAAATGATGCTAAAATCTTGTCGAAAGTAGCACCGCTTTTTGCATCCAATTCACAACTACCTGCTCGTGCCATAGTTAATCAGAACAGTAAGCTTTCTTTTCAAAGATAAGACCGTTCCTATTCTTTACCTCCACTACTGGTGCAGAAATCACAAAGGTAGTATTACCAGAAACTATCTTTGAACCTTGTTTTACATTCACCCAACCAGGAAAGATAAAAATACGTCCAGGGGGCATAACCAATCCCTCTGGGGTAACAACTGGTGATGGTTTTTGAATCTCACTACAAGGATACTTCACACCATCAACAATAACAGCAGTATTATACATTACTACTCATTCCTTAGCGCGAGAGGAATTCAAAACATCTCTCTTTGATAATTCATGTGAGATTATATCCAACACGAAGTTCTCACAGCTACAAAAATCTTTTGGATCAACGGTAAGTCTTCCATCAAACCATTTATCCATTATCGATTTAACATCTGCTATCTTTTCTGTAAAAAGAAAAAATATAATTGGCATCCCCCTAACATCAACTACTTCAACAGCATCGTGAGCAAATCCAAAATATTTAAGCACAGCAACTCTATGCTTGTTTGAGTCTCTATAAGTCTCTTTCATCATTTATACCTCATCTAAATCTTCTGACGGAGTTTCTGAAGCGTTTCTACCATGCAAAGCTCCGCCACCCGTAAACTTATGCAGGGTATATTTCCATAACAACTTTCTCAAAGAAATATCATCATTAAACTTAACACTACCACCGGCTGCCATACGCTCAGCTTGAACCTGCCCAATTTGTTGATTAAGACGCATAGCTGCTACCTCAGCACATACTTCTCGTATAATAGAAGGAACAGCGGTCCATCCCCAATCACCTGTGATCCTAACTGTATCAGTACCCTGGGGAAACACCCCCTGAATGTGCCTAATATAAGCTCCCTTAGTTCCAACCTCAATGCCAGTGATCACAAGTGTTTCCCATGTAGAAGCAGTATCATCCCTAACCTCAACAGATGTCAGGGATCTAAGTCTTGGGGTAACCCATAGTAAACTTCTATCATCCTGCTTTGGTGAAAATACCTTAGCAGTACTTGGCTCATCCTCAAAGACATCTCCAGTCTGAAGCTCTATCCATGCACTTGCAAAGGCAATAGCCCTATCTTTCTCGTCATCAGAATGGTAATCAGCACGATAATAAATATCTAAATCACTTTTTGTGCAGTAAACCATTAAATCCCACCAAACTTCTTTTTTAATTCGGTACTTAGATGACCAATATCATCAGTAATATCAAATGGTGTATATGTCTTATCATGTTTCATCCATGAACGCCTAGCACTAATTGGAAATGAATTACCCAAAGGCCAAATAATAGCAGTTTGTATTCCTAGATTGGCAGCAAGCATAGCAGCTCCAGAACGCAACGATACAAGCCCCATTGAACCAGACAATCTTTTCATAAGATGTCTAATACTAACTGTTGATTCTCTATTTGTAGTGGATACCAAGTTATCAACATTAGGAATTCCCCCCCTAAGCTTATTCCCCTCATCCAATATCTCATTTACATAAAATCTATCACAATCGAGTCCAACTATTTTTACATTTGCCCACCTACTAATCTTTTTTATCAGGATAGCCCAATCTTTAGGCTTCCACACCCTGTTATATTCAAGTTCAGTATCATGGTTTCTAGGGAGAATATACAGAGCTTTCTTATCTTTAGTCTTAGCACGTGGAATCCTCAAAGTAGTAGCCATTCTAAAATCTGTTTCACATTCTGGCATCCAATCCTCAAGTGACTCTCCCCCATAAACAACAACTCTAGGATCCAGTACATAATCAAAATCTAAATGATTTACTAAAAATCCTTTGGGGGATGTTTCAACTTCTGGCAGCATAATATATCTAATAGTTGAGATTAGGGAGGGAAAAGCAGAATACAATGTCCCAGATCGACGAGGCATACTCACAGTTTCCTGCACAGTCAACCGTATATTAGTAGCACCGCAATTACTTCCAAGACTTTTTATCTTGGTTAAAATCATATAAGCAGCTGATAAGCTGTCTGGAACTAGTATCTTTAGAGTTTGCTTTTTAATAAACTCAAACTTATCACTTACTATATCGCATACCTTAGATATAAGCCCATATAAAGTATATGGTACTGTGTATGTCTTCCCCTCTTCGAGGTGGATACCACCGACTGTCCTATACGATGGTATATTTGGCTTCAGTTTAACCTGAATTGTCTTGTTCATATTCTTCCTCTCTATCTAAAAGAATCTGGGAGCTAAAAGAATTACAATCAGCCCCCAGAATTTCAACATCTAATCTACAACACTATCCACTATACGCTGTTCCGCCGACGGAAACATCAGAAGCCTTAACAACGGCACCTGGGTTCTTAACCATAGCATCAACCTCAAATGATAAGGTCAACTGATATGTTCCACCACCAGTTTGTGGTAGGAACTCACAGTCCCGCTCAATGTTTCTACGGATAAACGCATAGAAGTTTTTCGGATCGCACAACCACATGAACGTACCATCGCTACGTACATCTGAACCCTCGGTAACAGATACATCCTCTGGTATGAAAGGAACCTCTATCATTTCAATACCAAACGGACCAGGAACCTTTCCTGAAAGGGCTGCATCACCAGCAGGGGTTGTTCTATCATGGACTTCATCAATCCAGTTGATGAATGTGCTACTCCCAACCAACCACTTTAAGTTACGTTTGTCTGATCTATACTGATATGGCATAGAAGCATACATATCCTTATATAGATCGAAAGACGCCTTAGCTCCAGCTGCATCAACTACATGAGCACCAGTGCCAGAGTCGGTTCCAACATCCCAACCATCACATCTACTAAGCAATGGATAGGTACCAGAATCTAGGGAATCGTCCCCCTGGATACAAAGCTGCTCAATATCGTTACCAGCTTGCTCCAGCCACTCCCTAACAGTAGTGTCCCAGAATGAGCCACTTCCTCTAGGTTCATTATCCTCAGTCTGACCGAGAATAGGAACCTGCAATGGCGCGGTTACGTTATCCAGGACGGCCTTTCTTGTAATGTTAAAACCCGCTTGGAGCATTTTAACCGCATATTGCACCTTGTGGTAGGTAGGATCAACCTTTGTGATCGATGAAGTGGTCTCACTAACAGACTGTAGCACGTTAGCAGTCCGCTTAGTAGCGTGCCACTCTCCAGTTTCTTTGGAAACTAACACAAGATTTACTAGTGGGGAACCACCTACACTCCAAGGCGGCTTGAGAAGGGTTGTCTTGGAAAGCGTCCAAATCATTAGATCATCCGACTGCCAAGCATTCGCCTTACCAGCACTAGCCATAGTTGTTGCACTAGTGATCGTTTTTACTCGTTCACTAAGCAATTCTCTAACTGTTGGCATTATATATTACACCTCCTTTTAAGTTTCATTACCTCCCAAATAATGGGAATCTTCAAGCATTAACAATGTGGTCGGCCCAGCATTCAGTAGGTCCTTCCTACCAGCCGCGTGACAGATCACACCCCCCAATACCATTTCGCCAGGAGAAATAGTAGTCTTTCTAGATTCTTTATCCTCCTTGACTAATTTACCCTGAAGGTCTCCAGACTCATCAGTAAATGTCTTAATAGACTCTACAATCTTAGTCTGGCCCTCTTGCAAGACCTTGATCACATCCTCGTTCTTCTTCTCCGATTCTGTAATCCTATCTTCCAATTTCTTGTCTTGGGTTTCATCCAAACCCTTAATAGCACTAGCAATTACATCCCTTAGATTTGTGGTAATCGTAGCAAGGGTAGCCTCAATCTTGGAATTAAAACTATCCTCGATCTCACTCTTCAGCTTATCAGGATCGAAACTAGGCTTTAACTCTGCTAGTTCCTTCACAACAGGCTCTTCTTTCTTTGAAGCCTCTTCTTTCTTTGAAGCCTCTTCCTTCTTCTCGGCATTTGCCTTGAGAACTTCAGTAACCTTACTGACTAGATTCTCGCTCTGCTCTTTCAAGAGATCATCAAGTGTCTTTTGCGCTTCTTTGGTCATAACTTTGCCTCCTTCCCTAATAAGCGTCATAACTGCCCTTCTATTACAGGGCGTCGAAGTAATACTAACTTCCAATGGTATAAGCTCACGAACGTGGCTTACATTAACTACTTTATCTCTTTCACTATCATACTCAACTATCTCATCAACTTTTGTAGGCTTAAATCTAACAGAGAACTTTCTTAAAGACCCCTCTTTAATCCAAGTTTTCTGCTTTGATGCAAGAGAACTCAACTCAGCTTTTATATAAAGCCCCTTATCTTTATCAATCATTGCATCTACTGGTTTGCCTACGATTTGATCGATGTCATGGTTGAATAAAAGGGATTGATCCAATATAGCATCCTTAGCCATCTCCCAAGCATTTGGATCTACCTTATCATCGGAGAGATCAATATCTGAAGGAGAAGCCCATCCCTCAATATAAAATTTACCATCTTCCTCTTTATGGTCAAACTCCCAAGCAAAATCAACCTGAGTAGACGGCGTAGGGGATTTTAGGGTATCCGCTATCATAGAGATAGCTTGTGGTTCAAATGTTCCGCTATTTTGATTTCCCATTAGACATCACATCTCCTTGTAAGGTGGCCGGGGTAATTTCCTGTATAAACCACTGTGAATCGGACAAATTTGTGATTAAAAGGCCGAAATTCCCATATTCTTCGGTTTTAACAGAAAGAGTATAAAATTTTATGGTTTTACCTTCCTCTAATAAAGATTTCGAGTTGATCACCCTGTACATGTCAGTCTCGCCTTTGTTATCGATACATCTGGAGCGAAACTTTAATTTGGCCCTGTATAGTATATCTTTATCCTCTTTCCCCAAGCAATCACCAGTTATCTCAAATGCTATCCGTGAGCCTAGCACGATCTGAACACCACTATTTGTATAAATAAGAGAAAACGGAAATTCTTTTCCTTCTTTCAAGCTTCTGTAAACCGCCCATCTTCTCCTCAAAGATTCGAGTATCATAATTTAATATCTCCTATCATTTCATAAATTCCCTTACTTTTTCTAGAACAGCATCTTTATCCTTTAATTCATCCTCCCAGATTACTAGCAAATCATAACCATATCTAGCAAATATCTTTCTCCTCCCATCCTCAGTTTGATGGTATTTTATGTTTTCCCTAGTCTTATGCCAGTAGGTACCAAACATTTCAATGATCTTCTTTTTTCCATTTATATTGATAAAGTCTGGGCATAAGCCTCCTAGAAAGAACTGCCCATCACCTACAAATTTCCACCCTCCGGTGAAGTTGCTATCTAGTATTTCCATAAGCATCTTTTCAGGTTTATTAGGAGTTTTATTAAAAGCTTCAAAAGATCTTTTTGCAAACTGTGGATCTTGCCAGAGCTTTTTATGAGACTTGCTCATCTTTTGCTTATGTTGCTCTGAAAAGTGTTTACCAAACATAGGATTCTTTTCCCCAGTTTGTGCTATACTCATTTTAATTTTAGTTTCCTCAGTAAGGTGCTTGCCAAACATAGGATGATTCTCTCCAGATAAAGCAACACTCATCTTCTGCTTGCTTTCATCAGAAAAATGCTTGCCTTTCATAGGAGAAGGCCTACCCTTGAATGCTTCCCTTAACTTCTGCTTATGCTACTCTGAAAAGTGTTTCCCTAGATGTGCTTCCCTCATCTTATCTTTAGTCTCCTCAGAACGGTGCTTGCCTAGGTTTGCTTCACTTAGCTTCTGCTTATGCTCATCTGAAAGGTGCTTTCCTAGATATGCCTCGCTCAGCTTAGCTTTAGTTTCATCTGAAAGATGCTTGCCTAGATTTGCTTCCCTCAGCTTCTGCTTAGTCTCACTAGAAAGGTGCTTGCCAATCTGTGCTTTCCCTATTTTAGCTTTAGTCTCCTCAGAATGATGCTTGCCTAAATGTGCATCACTTAGCTTCTGCTTATGTTCATCTGAAAATTGCTTGCCTAGATTTGCTTCCCTCAGCTTCTGCTTAGTTTCCTCTGAATGATGCGATCCTTTATGCCAAGTCATTGTTTAATACCCCTCAGCTTCTCGTTTCCTCCCCCACACGTTCCTTAGGAGTTGTCGAAGCGCCTCTTGGCTTCTTTTTATCTAAGTCCTGTAGCTGATCATATTTGGGATCACTCATAGGATTCAGTCCCATGCGAATTCTTGCTTCGTTTTGAGTCGATAGACCACCTCTAACAAGGGTATCACAAAGGTTCGCCAACTTTCTTAGATCTCTCAGATCCCTTGTATTCAGGTCTAAGTAATACTGATCAACTCCAAGTCCCTCTTTCAGGAGATATGCCATTTTCCCCTCAATATATGTCTCATCAGCTGGAATTGTGGATGTCCTGTACGTGTCTATCTGAGAAATGGAATCACCTGAACCTCTAGTTCCCTCCGTTGAAATTCCGAGTCGAGCGAGGACTAAACCGTCTGCGACAACTATCTCATCCCTACTCAAAAGGGTATATTCAACAAAAGGAAATTCGTTAATGCTTGTGTCAAACTTTTGCCATTCAAGTTTCATGTCAGAAGCAACTCTAGGTAGGCCAAGCAATATAATAGATCTACCTCCACGTTCAATATCCTGGAAGTACTGTTGTAATTGTTCATTGGTCTCATCATCAACATCTCCACCCTGCAATATACCAAGGTGGGACGGTAGAGGTCTTAGAAACCAGTTAATATTATGATCCCTAACCTTAACATTGCCATCTATAGCTTTCAACCCCGTGATTATAGGAGGAACACCATAGACACGATCTCTAGGATGATCGTGCATGAACGTCAATATCTCATTTCCAGCCTTAATCGGATCTTTGCCATTAAACTTCTTGCCATTTTTACTGTCTATTAAAATCCACTTACCTTTTATCCGCTTCAGTCCAAACTTTTGGAACCATCTTACTGTCTGCTCATCTATTTCCTGGGACAGCAAATCTGGTCGATCCCAGTAAGCTTGAATTGTCTCAGCTTGTAAATGACCAATTCTTCCTATCTTTCCACCACGTCTCCTTGCAACTTCTAACCTTCCGTTACCAAAAGCGTGCATATCAAAGATAACTTTACTAATTATATCTTCCAGTCTATCCTCGCCTTCATTAACGAGGTCAAGCCACTCTTCAAGAATACTTAACTGAACTCTTTTTTTCATCTTATTTGGCTTATCAACTTTCCTACCATATTTTTCAGTTATCTCTTTTATCTCAAATACATGAACAACATCTTTAGTCCTCAGTGTTATACATCTAAAATGATATGGAGACTCCTCTAAAAACTGCTTTAATCCATCAAAGTTATACTCAGGGGTAATTGGATCTCCTTTTGCATGAACCTCTTTCTGCCCCTTCAAACCTCCATACATCTTTGCTAGTGTTGTTGGAGTAAGCTTATCATTTGGAGTTGCCCCCGCCATCCCACCAATATAAGCCTTACTAATCTCCTCATCCACCGTAGAATTATCAAGAGCGATACGAAGAACTTTTAACTTACCAAACCGCTTCTCATCATGCTCTACTATCTTACCGTTTACAGCTGTTTTTAAGTCACCAGCATCTGTACGCTCTACATCAACATTCAATTTTTCCTTTGCCATATTATCCCTTCCAATAATTAGGATTTATGATCGTATAAATCATATCTACCACAAACCTTGAGAGATCCAGTTATCCCTTTTATCCTACAATGATAGGCACATCCAGAAACAGCATCTGTAATATCCTTTCCTCCAACCCTATGGTCAATTTTACCAGAAGAACTAAAGATAAGAGAACGAACATTGTCCATATATCCTTTTATCACGGGCATATCAATTTCTCCACGATAATGTGCTTCTCTCCACAAAATATACGGATCATTACTAGTTTCTACCGAGAAATTATCAGCTTTTATACCAGAACTTTGTAATCTTTGTATAGACTCAACACTTTGATACCTATCGAATGTAATTAGTCCAATCTTAAAGCCTCTTGCACGTAAATCATATACTATATATTGAGGTTTAGTAATATCTACTACCTGTCCATGCTTTGGATCAACAACATATACAAAATCTATAACTGTTTTTTGCCCCTCTTGATGCCCAAAAGCAAAAGCTAAAGCGTCCTGATTCTTAGCTAGATCAACATGTCCATAATACAATACATTCTTTTGTGGTGTAAAGTCTGGATTAAGGGTGCCATCTGGATTTATCATATTCTCCCGTTCGGGATTCATCTTAACTAAATGTGGATATTGAATAAATCCCCTAACACCCCCGACAAAGATAGACGCATAATCTCTTAGAAATGTGCCTGGGTCCTCTTTATATTCCCCAAAGTATGGCATTGGAATTGGTATTAAGTACTTATTGCTTGAATATGGATTCTTATTAGTACCCACATCCCACTTAAAATGTTCAAATGGAAATTCCTTTATGTCTTCACTATCTGTCTTTTTTGTTATGGAAAAGTCTCTTTCATCTATCAAAAACCATGACTCTTTTTGTATTGGTTTAGCTGCCCATGTATATCTCATAGTTGCATATCCAGATGGACTTGCTTCGACTTCAGTGTATTTTTTCTGAACGAAGGAGGAGAACCTACGAGCTGACGACACCATCATCATAAGTCCAAGTCCTACATCCCTGAATCTAGATTTAATTCTCCTTGTCAAAAGGCTGGATATATTCTGGGCTTGATCCTCAAAGGATCCCATAAGTGATCGTTCTAGGAATAGATCACACTCATCCATAACAGCAGCAAGCATATTGTAACCAGCTGGTTTTGTCTCTGCCCCAGAACCACACTCAACAGTTATATCATGTGGAAAGATATACTCTAAGCCAGCAGGCCTGTCCTGCTTATTCTTGGGCATGTTTTTCATTGGAAAATTCCTAGAGAACCATTCACTTTCCTTGACATGTTCCCATATATAACGGAACACTATGTCCTTAGCCTGCTTTTCGCGAATAGATGTTACCATTAGAACGATCAAGGAACCAGGCTTCAGCCCCATTGATGCTTGGGGACTTGGCATGTGGGCTAGAAGATAAAGAATATAGGTAAGAGAGAGGGAGGCAAACATTGATTTGCCGGATCCTACCCCATCAACCTTGACTACCTCATCTACCTTCCTAGTATGTGAAAACACCTGTTCTAGATCATAAATAACTGATGGATAAATATATCCACCGAGTCCAAGAATGTCTTCTATAAAAGGTCTAGGATCAAGATAGCCGGGGATTACATGGGCTTTATTGCCGGGAAGTTTAATGCCTCGTTTATCTTTCTTTAATAACTCATCTAAATACCAGAGCATGTGATCATCCCCGTGACTACTCTACTAGATCAGCTAGCAGCTTTTATGACTTGCATCAAGAGATTGTAGTCCCAATCTCAAAATATTTTCTGCCGCATTTATATCTCTATTGAGAATTAAAGAGCAACAAGGGCAATGAAAAACACGATCAGAGAGTTTGAGCTTATGTCTATACCCGCATCGACTACATGTTTGGGATGTATAAGCTGGATTTACCTTGATCACCCGACCACTAGCCTCTGCCGCTTTATAGTCAAGCAAATTAAGGAACATCGCCCATGCTGCATCTCCAATGCTCTTGTTAATACCCCTAAAATTACCTTTTCTCATATTGTTAATGGACAAATCTTCCACACATATAGTATTGAACTTATTAACTATCTTTCGGGTTTCCTGATGAGCAAAATTAAGGCGTTTACAAGTGATTCTTTCATATATCCGAGCAACAACTTTATGAGTCTTTGCCCAAGGCTTATCCCCCTTCTTCTGTGTAGAAAGTTTTCGTTGGGTTTTAGAGAGAGCTTTCTCTTCCTCTCTGAAAAATCGTGGATTGGAGATTTTACCTCCATCGGAGAAAGTAGCAAATCTTTCAAGCCCCATGTCAATACCAATGATAGGCTGAGTGGATTTCTCAATAGGATTATGATCAATCTCACAGGTAAAAGATACAAACCATTTGCCCGTTGGGGTACGACGAACAGTGCAAGTTTTGATCTTACCTTGGATAGGCCGATGAAGTTTAATCTTAACCTCACCTACCTTGGAAAGTTTAATTACATTTTTACAAATCTTAAACCCAGATTGAGGGTAGGTGAAGCTATCATATCTCCCCCTACCCTTAAAACGAGGATACCCAGGTTGTTTTTTGCTACTTTTTACTCGACGGAAAAAGGCCTTAAAAGCAAGGTCAACACGTGTGGAAACATTTTGAAGAACTTGACTATGAACATTGGACAAAAGGGGATACTCTTGCTTCAACACTTTCAATGTATTACTTTGGGCGTAATAAGAGATACTCTTCTTTTTAGAATTCCAAACACTTCTACGCTCTTCAAGAAAATGATTATAAAGCCAGCGGCAAGCATCCAACATCCGTTCAAGGAGCTTGGTTTGTCTTCGATTGGGAAAAATTCTGTACTTGAATGTCTTTCTCATACTTTATATGTATCGAGGCAGTTAGCATAAATATTTAGTGAAATGAAACCCATTATTGGCTATTTGATTTCGTATATAATCTAGTTTATTTTCAAGTATATCTTCCTGTTCTTTCTCCATACTCCCTTCCAATTCTAAGTATTTCATTATCATTTCAGTTAATCAGAATTATCCCAATGTTTCAATTTTATGGGCAGAGATTTTCCCATATTGACATATTAGTAAATAGCAATTAGCACATAATACCCCACCATTGGTTAAGCGACCTCGCAGTTTGTTCACCCGGAGCCATACATCATCAGGCGCGTGGAAATCGCATTGTAATCTACCACACAAACCACATCTAGAACCATTTATGAACCAAGCATGTCTCCAAGGTGAATAAAATGCCGGTGATCTCCTAAGCCAATATCTATCATAATCAATCCGCTCCCAGAAATTATCATCTGGATAGAAACCCCAACGAGTTTTCAACCTTGCTATCCAGCCCATTTCTTTATCCATACTCCCCAATTTCTGTTTCTCTACAAATATCTATGTTGGGAGGACTGCCGGGGATTGAACCTGGGACTCCAATATAGGAGGGAACCCTAGTCATTCTACTTCCTCTGACATATCACACTACTCCTTAATAAGATCCTTACACAGTGCTTGCACAGATTTAGAGAAGGTTTTAAGGGTCTTCGACATACTATCACCAGACTCTGCCATGTATCGCTTAGCATCCAAGGCGATATTTAACTGAACACCACCAACAGTTGATTCAAAAATAAACATACCAGGTGTTTCCTCTGTAAACATTTCCCGTAAATCATAGTAATCTGTTATTCCAACTTCCATAGTTTCACTCTCCTTTCCACTTATTGATAAGTGTGGACATTTCTGTCATTACATTCCAATTCTAGATTTTTAATATCCGTTTCATCTATTAGTATAACACATAAGTATGTAAAAGGTTCCAATAAAAAATTTTTGCCTATCTGTATTAGTAATATAAATTTTTTCTGGGGGATATAGGGCTAGTTTTACTAGCCCTATGTCCACTATAAGTCAACCTACGAAAGTCCTATAAAAGTGCCCCTTTT